TACTACAAAGTCTGAGATGTTGTTGCCTACAAGCTTACGGATATTGTTAGTACCAAAGATGTACAACGCATCACGGAAAGACTTGATAGCTACAATAGGGAAGCCTACGTTGATAACACCTGCACCATCAGCAGGATCATAGTTATACTCATCATAAGGAGCAGAGAACCAGATGTTAGTACGTTCTGTTGCATCAGAGGCAAGGAACATGTGATTCTTAAATACGTGAGCTACTTTAGGTGCGCTGGGCGCATTAGCATCAGTAATCTGTGTGTAGGCTGTGCCTGTGTAGACTGCAGCAGGGTTAACGCCATCAGTGATGATTACTTCGTCATAACCCCAGTTGTATTTAGTGAAGCGTACTTTAGGGTAAGTCGATACGTCTACTGAGGCAGGTGTAGTAATAGTAACCCAAGCAGATGTAGCAGTATCCCAGTAGTACAGATAGTTGGTACTTCCTGTGTCATACCGTGCAGCTAGGATGCCATCGTTAACACCATTAGCTACGCATACACCCAACACGTTACCAAAGCCAGGTACAGTACCATAGTCATTGCTGTAGCCACTGATCTTACGGTAGCCACCAGTAACAGCAGGCTCGTAGTTAATCAACGAGATAGCTGAACCCGGCTGTGTCTCACCCTGTGATAGCACATCACGGCTGGTGTTAAGACCGCCTTGGCAGAAGACTTTAAAGGAGGCTAGATTATCAGCCATTAGTACCCGCCATTAAATGAGGTAGTGTTACCTCGTGTAACTACAGTAGAACGTAACTCAATAGCATCATCCATCAAGACACGGCGCATAGCTTTGATGCCATCCTCAAAGTTCTTCTGGTGCATGGATGCGCTCTGCTCGTTGCTACGGAAGCGCATCATAAACATCATAGCACCATCAATCAACACATGCTTAAAACGATCTGGGATAACACATACGTCATTGTACACTGTCATGTCATTAGGGTAAGACCAATAGACGTACTCAATCTCGTATGCTGCATTCGGAATAGGTGTAACACCAAACTTCGCTTCAAAGGTTTGATACACAGTTGTAGGAGCAGCTTCACCATTAACAGTATCGCCTGTGTCATCACCTGTACGGAAGTTCTGGATGTAGGCCTCATAAGAGATAGGAGAGAGCCTACGTGGTCCGTTACCCTGTGCGGTAAGCTGTTTGATGTAGAACGTATCCCAGTCAGCACTAGAGTAGTTTGAAGGGAAGTCATACTGGCGAGTGCCAGCTGTCAGAGCTTGAGTATATGTAACTTTAAGGAAAGGCCACTCCTGACCGTCCTGTAGAATAAGTCTAACGCTACTGTTGATTGCATCCTTAGCCAGCGCTTGAACGTTACGCACTGTATCAAAGCCATCACCTGCAGTATCAAGTGTGACTTCATTCATGCGTCTTAGTAATTCATTAACTAGCGATACGTAAGTAGCCATAGAGTTATCCTACCCTTAAGTAAGCTGAAGGGCCAGCCTCCTAAGAGACCAGCCCGACAGACTAAGTGCGATTAAGCAGCGTTGTAGTTTGCTGTGATAAGAGCCTCTGGGCGCAGGATCTTGCGGCCATAGAGGTGCATACCACGAACAATATCAGCAAAGCTGTCTGGATCACGGTAGTTCTCAACTTTGTTGATCTGCTCAGCAGAAGCAACAGCATCGTCCTGACCAGCTACGATAACACCGAAGTTGGTAGCCTGTGCAGTTGTACCAGTTGTACCAGCGCCTGTACCGAGGTAAGGCAGGTTGTTAGATACATATACACGGAAGCCATGCAGGTTGTTCAGAACCAGACCATTCATGAGACCCGAACCACCGAAGTCGGCGTTCAGTACACGAGAGTCTTCGTCTTTCAGCATCTCAACAAACACTGGATCGACAACAATCCAACGGCCACGTGAGTCAACGTTCTGTACGTCCAAACGACGAGCCATACGAGCGATGACCGACAAAGGAGAAACAGTTGTTGCAGACAGTGCAGTTGCACCGGGCAAACGTGGAGCCAGTGGGATGGAGTCACCCGCAGTAGCTGTAGCAGAGATAGTCAAGTTACCGAAGTCTGTTGCGTCCAATTTGTTGGTTGCAAGCAGTTCGTCAGTACCAGCAGCAGCATTGGCTTTATCGCCAGAAGCTGTTGTGTTGACGGCCCAAGAGCCAGCGCCACCAGCGTAACCAGACAAGTAACCCAAGCACTCTTCGTCCATTGCGTCAGCCATCTTATAGGCAGCACGATCAGCAGCCAAAGAGGTGAAGTCAACGTGAGAGAATTGCTCTTCAATGTCATCCATTTTGAAAGCAAAGTAGTTAGCTTTGTCAATGGTGAGAGAGAAGTCTTGGTCATCCAGTTTCTCTACAGAGATACCTGTGTGACGCTGCAGAGCGTTGACGGTTACGTCAGGCTCTTTTTGGATACGTACTGTATCACCTTGGTTAGCAATCTCGCCGAAGTAAGAGTTGTTAGTTACAGCGTTAGTTACTGCAGTTTTGCGCAGAGCGATCTGAGCTTGTTTGGAGTAGATAATAGGAGAGAAGCTCCCGTTAAATCCACCACCAGCGGAAGTAATAGCCATGATTGATTCCTTTCAAAGATATGGCGTGAAGATAGACACTACATACCCACTTGAAAGAGGCTCGTCTTAGTAGGGTAGTCAGCGTTGCTCTAAGGATGGCCGTCCGTTGAGCGCTGGGCCTATAGTCTGAGGTAGTTCTTTTGGTGTGGCTAGTGCTTAGTTAAAAGCATGTACATACATTACACTGTACATGCCTATAGTTTTACTTACAATGAAGTCTTTGTCAAGTTATTTCTTTGACATATCGTAAATAAACTTTCCTTGGCGCTGGGCTTCAAAGATATCCTCAGCACGTTTCTCGTATTCCTTCATAGACATCTTAGCTACCTGTGATTCACGTAGGTAGTTAGATGATTCTTCGTGGTTAGGTGAAGTAGTACGTTTAGTTGTTACAGAAGCCGCTGCGCCCTTGTCAGAGCTAGATGCTTTCTTATTTGTAATACCTTTATCACTCTTGTACAAGTCAATCACACGAGCTACAGACTTAGCGTCTTCAGAGTTCTCGTATAGTGCGTCTTGTACCCACTTAGGTTGTTCCTCTGCCCAGTTATGGAAGGCATCGTCTTTACGGATGTCACCAAAGTCAGGATGCAGTGCAGCAAGCTCAGCTTCAGCCTTCTCACGTTTAGCTGTGGTGCGAAGCTCTTCGATCTCCTTCAAGCGTCCATCCAAGTCAGCTGAACGTTCACTGGCTTTCTTGTCAGCGATAGCCTCAACAATACCAGCTACATCAGGATACTTCTTAGCCCATGCTTCGATGTCCTGTTCTGACTTAGGGAGTACAAGCTCATTCTTAGCAGCTGCGTTTAGTTGAGCTTCCAGTTGTTCAAACTTAACCTTCCACTCCTGCTCTTTGTCTTGTACATGGCGGCGTAGATCACCATAACGCTTCTTGAAGTTCTTCTCTTCTGCGCTCAGCTCTGTATCATCAGACTCTTCTGTAGATTTAACTTCTGCTTTACGTTCTTCTACAGGTTCAGCTTCTACAGCAACCTCTTCTTGTTGAGGCTCTTCTTCTTCAGTATCATCAATGACACCTGCCTGCTGTAGTAGCTCTTTTAGTTCTGCCTCATCTCGTGCAACACGTTTAGCGTTGCGCTCATGTGACATAGAGTCTGTCTTGATAAGTTGTGCTTCCGACATTTGTTAGTCCTTTTATGTGGGGCCAGCGTTATTGCTGGGTAGCCTTATAGTTAGTGTTGGTAGTCTTACTTTTTCTTCTTTTTCTTCTTTTTCTTCTGCATCAAGCCACCTTTATTCAGTCCAGTAATACCAAACGATTCATCTAAGGAAGCACCGCCCTTCTTCTCTTCTGAGCTTAGGCTTTTTGTAGCAGTCTCAGCAGCAGCTGTTTTGTAGTCAGTACTTTTACCTGACATTCCCTTTGAGACGTTAGACTGGCCTACTGAAATCTCTGAAGATCTATCTGAACGGCCTGTGCTACTTAGAGTAGATGTCCTATCATCACCTTTTTGAGCTTGTACCTTTGCAGCAGCGGTGGGTGCTTGAGTAGTAGCATCTGATTTGTCCAAACCAAAGAAGCTCTTAAAGGGTGTAAGAATAGTATCAAAGAAGTCTTTTTCTTCAGGAAGATCTACTTTCTTCTCTTTCATAGCTTCTACGATTTGACTCTCAGCAAACTTTGTTGCACCCATACCAACTAAGCCTATAACAGGATTTATCATAGACATACCTCTCATGATACTTCTTGCCTTCTGGTTATCCTCATAGGCTTTCTTTAGCTCATCTGGGGTCATCTCTCGGTAAGGTTTACCTGCTTTAGCTTGGGCAAATGTACCACCACCGCCATCGCCACCACCACCAGTATCTTTAGATACAGAAGTTTCTGTAGTAACAGCTACAGGTGTTTCCCTGTAACCCGAAGCCAACAGTTCATCGTATTGAGCCTGTTGTGCAGGCAGAGTAACAGTAGCTACCTGACCAGAAGGCCCATATAGAGTTACAACTCGTACACTCTGCTCTGTTTGTTGACTGGTTTCGGCCCACGGATTAAAGTTAGCCCAGTCTCTGTTCATCATGCCACCATCTGCGTAACCTGCATTGCCAACAGCTTTAGGTGCGCCAGTGTTATACATAGCCTGTTGTTGCATGTATGGGTCTGTCTGTGAGGTTTCTGTAGGCTGTTGTACGAAGCCACCTACTGCCATCATCATGCTGTCAAGCTCTGCCTGTTCTTCAGGGCTAAGCTCTTGACCGCCACCCATCTCAGGTCCAGCTACAGGTTCACCACCAATGCGTCCGTCTTGCTCCATGCGTGACAGGCCCATCTTAGCTTCATTACGTAGATCTTCAAAGAACTTCATACCATAGAAACGTAGTACATCAGCAGGTACAACGTACTCGCCTTCACTTAGCATAGCAGGAATGTCATCACGTACTTCTTCTGGCAAAGAGCCGGGAGGTACATCGTTACCACTCACAGGGTCTACACGTTCAGCCTCTGTAAAGGCCATTTCCATTTGTTCATCCATTCGCTTTATCCCTCAAGTATTTAAGTCTGCGTAGTGTTGCTATAGAGCCTTGCGCCCTGTTTACCTCAGCGATACTCTCTGCTTGTTCTAGGTTCTTGTGCTGGTCAGCAATCCAAACATCTAGTTCTTCACAGAAAGCATCCCACTGAGGTTTATCATTTACAAAGTTCTTAAGCGACATTGCCACTAAACCCTTGCTCACCCGGTGTTGGTGCTACGCCTGTGCCAATAGTGCCACCACCTGCACCTGTCTGGTCTTGTGGATTAGCGGCAGGCTCTGCAGGAGCTTGACCCTCTGGCGCTGGGCCACCCATAGCACCCATGTCTGGTGTTGGAGCAGGCTGTTGGAACCCTTTGAGGATCTCAGCTTGGATAGCAGCATCCTGCATGGAGTTAGTCACCTTGTCAGGATCAAGATCCATGCTCTTAGCGATCTCACGTACAATGTAATCCATCTTAGCAAAAGGAGCCAGCATTGGGTTAGAAGCTACCTGTAGGAACTGCATGAGACGCTGAGAGCGTACCTCATTAGCCATCAAGCTCTCTGTGCCATTAGCTTTAACTTCTAAGTCACCACGAATAGATTCATCAAAGTCAAACTGCATGTTGAAAGCAAAGAAGGCACGTCCAAGTGGAGCTAAGAGGTAATCATCTACGTTCTTAACTACAGCACGGATACTACCGTTAGCAGCGCTCATAAGCATGGAGATACCCGAAGCTGTACGTCCTACACCTGATACACCTGTCTGACCGTGAGCGAAGCTAGGGAAGCCTGTACTCTCATCAGCCAAGACACGAGCTTTATCAAATAGCTGCATATTCTCTTGTGCTACGTTAGGGAACTTAGTGCCGAAGATCGCTTGACCCGGAGCGCCACCCTGACGTCGGAAGACTTTACCCGGATGTACAGAGAGGTCTTGACCCGGTACAAGGTTAGTCTCATCAATCTCAATAAGAAGATTACCAGATAGTACAGCATTGTCAACAGCCATACGCATAAAGCCGTTCATCAGTGTCTGTGTGTCATCCATGTTCTCAGCAATACCTACACCAAAGAAGGAGTAAGGGTTATGCTCATATGGTGCTGCATAGTAAGGAATACGTGATGGTTTGAATGGGTTGAGAACACAACGGATGATCTTACCGTTTACTGTCCAGATATTAGCATTTACTTCAAACAAGCCTTTAAGCTCTTTGGGTATCTTAACGCCATTCTCTTCAAGAAGCTCTACATCAACGAAACCCCAGAACTCCAACACTTCCCAGCGCTCAGAGCTAGTGTCGATGACATTATCGTCTTCCATCTTCATTTCCCAGTGCTTACGCACATAGTCAGAACCTACAGCGATAGAGTCTTCGATAGCATCATTAATGAAGTAAGGGCGGTTCTTCAAAGAGCGAAGCTGGTTACGTGACATCTTGTGACGCTCGATGACGTACTCTGCATCATCCATAGATGTAGCTTCAGGGTCAGGATAGAAGTTCCAGATAGACACGTGGTTAGTTGATGGTACAGTCTTGACTAGAGGGTCATACTCACCTTCTTCGTTCCAGTTAGGGTATTCCTTATCTACAGCGAATGGACCCTTCATAACACCCGTGCCGAGTAGCGCCATCTCGAAAGCCATAGAGCGTAGATGCTTAGATGCACCACTCTCGTTAAGCTGATCGTGGATCTTCTTCTCCATCTTCTTAGCTGCTACCATAGCAGGATGGAATGTTACTGTAGTAGGACCAGTGCCGCTACCCTCAACAATCTTATCAGATACACTATCTAGCTTGGTTGAGAGAGGTCCAAGACGGTTACGCAAGTCCGACATGGTTTCACCCGGCTGCAGCTTTGTGTCAGGACCAATAAGGTAAGGCTTAGGCGTTCCGTTAGTGAAAGCAGAGGACAGTTCATCCGTAGCCTTCTCAGCGTTTGGATCTAAGTTAATGTGTACAGATTCTGCTACACCGTCTGGCAGTACGGTAGGGTCTACAGAGAGCGGGAACTTGTTGTTACCGAATAGTACGTCAACAATCTGACCATAGGCTGCAAGAGATTTTGTCTTAGTTACTTTAACGAATACTTTAGACTTCTCAGAGGAAGTAAACTGTACATCTGGGCCGTAGATACCACGATAGTTACGATAAGCACGTAGCCAACGCTCTTCATCTGCCTGCCGTGCATCCTCAGCTCTATTGAAACGCTCTGTAACAAATGAAACAATGCTACTAACATTCTCGAACAAACTATCTTCTTGCTCTTCCGCTGCAACTACTTCATCTGTTTCGTATGAGAGGTCATCTATATCTGCCATTTATTTAGTATCCAAAGCTAGGGTCTGACATCTGAAAGCCAGAGTTTTGTGTTGCTGGGTTGAAGTCCCAGATAGAGCTACGAGGTCTTGTCATGATACCGTATCGCAATGCGTCATACAAGTGGTCTTCTGCGTTAGTGTCAACGTCTTCAGGGTTTCTCTTGTCTAGCGGGATAATAGGTAGCTGTGCTATTGTGCTAATACAGTTAGAGAAGAATACAAGTCTAGGCTCTTCTGTGTGTTCATCTACCTGCAAACGTCTGTGGATCTCGTTCTTACCTGCTACCCGTGAACCACGAGAGCGATCCGATGGCCTCCAGCGACACCCCTTCATAATCATCTGCTCTGCTAGTGATGGACCTGTGTCACCTCTTTTATGCCAGAGAGAGGAGTCCAACACTCCGTAACGTATAGTACCATCATTTGCTTCAG